TGGGCCCCATACCCGGGGTAAAGGGGGGATTCGAACCCCTTTTTACTTTTACAGTTGTACACGCAGTTACGTTGCACCAACGTCTCACGTGAAAACTCCAACAACCAACCCTTCGATTCAAGTGGAGGGAAAACCACTGTACATTTTGGTATGTACCACCTCATCTTCTTCAAGTTGCACTACATAAATGTAGTGATGACCACAACCGCCCTTCGATTTAAGTGGAGGGATAAACACTGTGTATCAAGCATACACCGCTGACTATATATAGTCATTTACCTATTAAGCTACTTATGTAGTAGCTGCGGTAGTCCAGGTCAAGTTAGAAACAGTCTCGAAGGAGGCCGTATTTAACATACCCGTACCACGCGCAAGCTCGTTCATAAGATTATTAATACAAGCCCTAATACTAACCGTGGCATCATCAACACGCTGAGTAGCAGATGCTATTTCAGCTGTGTTGGGATTTGCCGGGTTTTCAGTTTCTATGATCCTATTTCTAGTATCAAACGAATTCAATAACGCCGTGATCAACGGATCCAGCGTACTATTATACCTAAACACTCTAAAACCGTTCTCACCGTCACTAAATCTGATAGTCCGTGTTGGGACAGTTTTAAACAAATCACTGAACTGCTGCTGAACAGTAGTCCTAGCGTTTTGAGTTTGAAACTGATTACCCAACGAGACAGTACACAGATCTATTAAAGCGATGGGATCGGCCCAAACCGAACCGAAATAAACAAGCTGATTGGGAGAAGATACAGTATAAGGCATGATTAATTAAACGAATCAGATGAAATCTCACTAGAGCTATCATCACGACTTGCATTAGTCATTCCCTTAACACCTTTCAACCCCTTTTCTAACTTAAAAACTTTGTCTTCGTTAAGCTTCGGAATGTTCCTTGGCTTTGAAGAACCTTTATTAACAAAATTCTTACTAATATTATTTTTGGGTTTCCTGAAATTTTGCAACCGACGTGCCATCGGTACTGCCTCTATGAACTCATCAACAACTTCCTCTGTAAGTTCAATAGCGCTGTCCTCTGACACTGTAGTCACTTTCTCTCGTAAACCTTTTCTCACATTGTTTTTATGAACAATACACACAGAAACAAACTCTAAAGAGAGCGGACACCAACCTTCTTCCATGGCTACACCTCTTATATTCACCATCACCTCCCAAGGACGCCTTTCGGCATCTTGAGACGTTATGGAGTAATTAGGGATGAGTTTGAAAGAAAAGTTTTTCTTACTAGCTTTAGCAGTATAAGACCCTAGCGTTGCTTCGTTGTGACGTTGCATACGCTTGTCGATCAGACATACACTTACACCACCTCTGCAGTTATCGGGTAAGTTCCACTCTCCTGACACGACTAGACCCACTAAACACACATAACCATTCTTAATTAACTTGACTCCTTTAAGCAAATCCACTTCCGATATATTGTCGTTATCAGTAGCCATTATCTTGTCGACGGTCGAAATCCTGACCGACTTCATTCTTGTTAATGCAGCCGGCAAGACTTCTTCCGCTTTCGACATGTTAATGAACTCCTCGATATTGACAATAGACTTGGAAGACATAGCTCAAACAGTCGACCTAAAGAAAAAGAGACTTAAACAAGACTTTATCACTCAAAAATTTTACAATACACTTATAAACAAACGCACCCGGAGGGGCAGTTCTATGAACTTCCCGCACCGCCTCATCTAACTGTGTGTAATACGCACAATTATTTAAGGACTTAGAAACATCTGCCAGTGAAACACGAAACTCTTCCAGATGCTCCCTATCTGTTATATGCTTAGCACCTAACTTAGAGATTATCTTTAGAGGATCGACGTATACAATAGCCCCCCTGTCATGATGAATGACATATCGACCGCAGAAATAGCCGTATGTCTTTTTGAACAATTTTGCTTCAAAATTCCACATCAAATTTGCACAGCTCTGGATATCTGGTAACTCACATCCCTTCGGCAAATAGACTAGACTATCATCACCGCAGAAGGCCGCTTTGATAACCTTTTCCATCGGCAACATTGATGCCAAACAGGCAGCAATAATAACCGTATTACCAATGAACGTAGTGACGTCACCGCTTTTTCTTTGATACCACAAGCATGTTTTTATCCCAGATGTGAAATCTTTAAGAGTAGTTCTCCTGTGTCCTTGTTTCCACACTTCAGCCAGGAAATCGTCTATTCCTAAACGTCTCCAAATCTCATACTCCACAGCGCAATGGAACTCGTTTTGACTTTTATCATATTTACTTATGTCGAGTTCGAGCACTTCCATAGGTTGACTAGTATCCAAATCAGAAAAAAACTCTTCAATTTGTTCCGGAGTTCTCCTTGTAAAAAATAGGAACCTCGAAGAATCTATTGCAGATAGCATCTGGCGCGTTAATTCCGAGAATATCGGTCCGAACAGCGCATTGATCTTCTTCGAATGGTACACTATAGTTTGCAACGAAGGATACTCACTTTGGATCGATAAATCCAATTTTTGCTTCGGCTGGGATTTAATGATATGTCTATATTGATCAATAGCCGGTAAATCGATAAAATCAAAATCGGCTAATTGACCTATAGTAGACTTCTCTTGCTTTTCCATCCAGCGAATGAGAGCTTGCCTATCTATTATATTTTTCCCCCCAGAATCGCCTAAGCTGCAACTGGAGATTTTATCTTTAAGAAAATAACTATCAAAAAACCTATCCACGACTACTGAGGCAGTGTTTTCTATGTCTACAATTCCAGATAACTCTGGACTGTTGAAATTTCTTTTGATCATAGCCACCAAATTTTCCAGTAAACCGCTTTGCCTAGGTTTTTCAGCAGCCGTCCTTATGACCGGAGTCAAAGGCGACTGAAGTTTATCCTTGGGCAGCGGCACCGACTTAGAAAAATCAAGTGTGCAGTCCTTAACATTAAGAGAAATATCTGCGTTGTTAATAGTTACAGCGTCGAAATCATTCAACACTGTGCTATTACCAGGCAGACACTTGTCGTAATAGAACTGCATATCTTGAATATCTCCTGATTTGGGAGCTTGAACAAAAAGACTTTCGGACATATACACACTACCTACCTGTAATTGCTATGCGTTAACACTATCAACCATGTAAACATCTAAAAGGAAATTGCTAACACACTCTAAATCTCTAACTATTTTAACAAGGGGATCAAGTACTACAGTATAATACTTGAATGTTTTAGTGTGCCTGGTCAGCCCGACAAGAACATGCGGACTATCTCGCGCGATAATATGTATAGGAGTAGGTGTAAGCCTAACCAAACACACATCATCGTACGTTTCTCCTTGAATCTCATGCACTGTGTTGACATTCTCATAACCTCTACTAGCAAGTGTGATTTTATCGCTCTGAGTAAAAGTTATGATTTTCCCTTTAAGAGGTCTTGTAACTGGATTCATCGTCGCTGCGCCGTTAACCACGTCCACTCCTACCGACCTGGTGGTCGTAGAGGTGGTTGTGACTGCACCTTCGTAGCGTTGATTGAGAAAATGTGTTACATCGACTGGACACCTCAGCGTCGTCCTCCTCTTCTCTGTCTCATCAACTATCAACTTACTGAAATGCTTTGGAAATGGAAAGTTTTGAACTCTATTAATGTACGGTATCTGCTGGGTATCTCCAAAGACAAAGGCTTCATCACACAGACTTAGAGTTACTAAAAAGTAAACACAGCCTGGATGCAACATCAAACCTTCGTCTATGAATAACCTCTTGAAATGATTCCTAGGACCTTTCCCGAGATTCATCAAGAAAGAATCAACCGTTTTAACATTATTATTGTTCGCTACAGTATTCCCGCATTGATTTGCTCTTTTCCTGATCATAGCAGCAGCTTCCTTTCCTGGTACTAATACTAAATCCTCATCAAAATTAACTCTTCTGAGAATTTCTTTAGTTTTCCCACATCCAGGGACGCCGTCTACCAAAGTAACCTTTGCAGAACTGACATGGGGTGGTTTATCACCCATGGACCCTTTAAGCACTCTCAGCTTTGCCATGTCAGAGTAAACCATCGACTCATTGGAAACCGCCACCTTACACCAATCAGCATCACAAATGGGGTTCTCATTGTCGTAGGACAGTATTGCTAAAAAGCATTTACCGTCAAACTTCTGCACCACCCCCCATGAATGATTTTTGAGTGTCGGTTTTATTAACCAGCGCTTCATCCGAGCATCAAAAACGCCGACCTTTGAGAGAGCGTCTTGGAAACCAACGCTTGAATCTTTAACCAGCTTCTTCAGGTTTGAAACAGTAGCTGACAAAGAGGCAACCAGGCTGTCTACATAGTTCTGCATCTGTTGAACTTGTAGAGGTCCTGAATAGACAATCGATGCCATCCTGTTATTAATAACTGATTCGGCTGCGAGCATGTGATACTCTTCAAGGCTGTTGATCTCCTCATTCCTCACAAATGTGTCGCACGCAATCTCGCCCGAGATTCCGCAAAGCGGCAAACTTCCACTCGAAACCATCGATTTGCATGTCAAATCGGTATTCTCAGTGACGTTCTCCAGAGTCAATACCTCATCTCTTCCATTCGGCTTTAGCGCCTCTGCAATGTTACCCTCAGTAGGTTCCTTGAATGGTAACGTCACACCACTCTCATTGGAGAGAACCGCGACAATTACCTTCGCTGCTACTTCAGGATTGACAGAATTTAAAGCACACATTCTAGAAAACTTTTCAAGATCGAAATCTTTAGAGTTTTCCAGAACAGATAGTTCAGACAGAGCGGAGTAGAAACATTCCGCTTCAGACAGGTCTTTGCTAATATCAATAGTGGGCATCTCGACTGAGGATTTGTATTCAGATACGAATCTGTCATGGAAAGTGACATAAGTATCCGGAACCTTAATCTCCAGTTTATCAGCCGAACTACTGATCATTTTCCTTCTCAGCAATGTCTCCTTCAGACTGGGGAAAATACTTCCACATGCACTCTTTATCTCGTCCCATACATGCTCGTTAAGACTTTTAGTGCTCAAGGTAAATTTAGACGTTAATAACTCGTCCTTCAGAACAGAGAGTTTGGTGATTAGGAAGAAAGTCATTGACAGACTTTGTATCAAGGACTTATCCACGTCCCATTCTGACCTCGCTGTGACACCATTAATGATTACCCTCGATCTAATTGATTCGACGAAGGATAACACATTATTGTATGTCAGTGCTTTGGCCTGATAGGTTCTGATGTGATTAAGAACTGTGAAAACGAAGTCCTTATTGACTAGAACTTCCTTCCGAGTCCTTCTTTGAGTTTCCAAAGAAACGTCAAAGAGAGGGACTATCACCATATCTCTCATCTTAGGGAACCAGTAATTAACACTAGACTTATCCTCAAGCACTATTCTTTCAGTGTTGAGCATTGCGAGCGTTTTCTTGTAGTGCCATGCATCTTCCATTGCTGCATAAAATTCATTTTGGTCGCAGCCTCTATGGTAAACTCCCCTGTATAAAGTATAAGTATCTAGTTTAGTGAATTTGCAAAACCAAGTATTTACCCTAGTTACTAGAAATTCCTTCATATATACATATCTACTAGACGCTGGGAAATAAGTTTTACAAACATATTTAAGAAGATTACTATAACTATGACTATAGTTTAAGGTGCTCTCATTCGAAAAACAAAAATCTAATCTATCACCATCGCGAGAAAAAATCCCGCCAATTGCGGGTAGCTCCACGGTGCTTGCCTCAAGAAGAAGTTCCTCGGCAAAGTGAAAAGCAGCATAGAGAGTATGCACATCCTTCCGCAGTAACGCGGCACCAAGCTCATCAGCTGGGATATCATAAAGACTGTGTAGTGCTATTGCATAAACTCTATTACCGGAGTGATACCGGTTGCTTGTGCAGCACTGGAAAGTGTCTGAACAAACAACCTCATCAGACCTTTCGGCGTACCTCTGGAAAGCGTCCTGCTGAAAAGCAGGTATAACTTTATTCCTGGCCTTGAGTCTGGAAATGTACGTTGCAACTGAATCCTTCTGATTTTCATGTCTCATTATATCTCTGAGATCCAGATTGGGCATGCAACAGTGTACATAATCTCTTCCTTTGAACAAATGGGCTGCAAAATTTCCCCCTATATCATAAGTCAATGAACCATAGGGAATTTGCATCATCAGATATTCCAATTCTAATGTACGCAGACCGGCGGCAAGAGAATGAACCGCCAGTTGTGTATTATAAAATGTTATTTGGAATTCCGGATAGGCCTGTGAAACTACCAATGTTTGTTCTTCATTGATAGTTTTCGAGAAGTTTACTTTTGGCCTCCTATCTTTGGCGTTTAACTCTTCGACAGCGGTGTCGTAAAGTTTACGCTTGGCTAGATCATTGACAAGAGAGTTTTGTCCCCTTATCGTGTCTAGCAACGCACCCTGCATAGATTGTTGTAAATGTGCCATTGTAATTGTAAGTTGTAAATGTTTGTTGTTGTTGTAAAATTGTTGTTGTTGTATTGTATAAATTTTAC